AAAAAGCAGGCGGTGGTCTTGCATATATGTTGGGGATGTAATGAAGATAGCACACTACGAACAGATGATGGACTACCTCACAGGCCCAAGAGAAAGGTTTAGAAGCGGAGGAATAGCAAAACCAAAAAGAGGTTTGGTCGATGAACCAGGAAGTTACGGTGGTGAAGATGACCAAGCTCAAAAATTTGCCATGAGAGAGGTAAAAAAATATATCAACTCTCTTCCTGAAGGAACTTTAGTTACAAAAGATTTAATAGAAAAATTTTATAAAGATAATAATCTTAAAGGAAGTAAAGATTTTAGACATATCTTAAATAAAGTTAGGGGAAGCAAAGATGTTAAATCAGGCATTAAATTTGAAGAATCAAAAAAAACTATTACTAGAAGAAGAGAATTTGATGATTTAGGTGTTAAATTAAAGAAGGTAAATCCAGAAGAACCGTTTCAAGTTATAGGTAAAAAAGATGATATTACAGGCATTACTGATAAAAGATTTCAGAGAGAATTTAAATTAACTAAGAATGGTCAAAACTTTGTAGATAACTTTAACGCTTTAATAGACGCCTACGATGGTTCCTTTAAATTTACTCCAGATAGATTAGCCATAGCTGTCAAAGCTGCAGGAGGTGATCCTAAATATAGAAATCAATTAAAATTAAAAATCGGAAGACCAAAAGGTTCAATAATAGGGAAATTAAAATTTGCAAAAGGAAATCCAGAAAAAATAAAAAACTATATAAAAAATGTTATTTTAAACCCAGAGACTAAATGGCAAGAGTTAGAGGGAGGTTCTCTAAATAAACATTTAGCTATAAAATTTAATGCTACTAATAGATATATCGATAAAGTGCTTTCAACAGTTGAAAGCCCTGACCCAGAAATACCTAAACTTATTAAAGAAAATAAAAGACTTTTTAATTTTTTAAACAGTAACCAGTTTAGAAAAAAATTTGGCACAAAAAAATCTAGAATACAAACTATTGGTGACATTCAAGAGTTTGCAGAAATGAAACCAAAAGGTTTAACTAGTTATTCTGCTAGATCAAAAAATCCAGGAATGTTTATATTTGATTCTGCTTTTAGAGATTTTATACAAGCCAAGGATGCTCAAGATGCTGGTAAAAATATTACACCCACTGCTAAATTTATTGGTGATCCAAGAGTTCAAAATCCATCAGAGTGGAAATTTGTTTATAAAAATAAAACTTTTGGATTCAATAATGTAGAGGGAAGTTTAACAGATAGAGAAATGTCAAAAAATGCTCTTCCTGAATCAGCTAGAACAATTAATGATTTAGGTACAACAACAGAAGCAGGTAAATTAAAATACGGTAAAATTTTTCCAGAAGTTTATGCCATATTTGAAGACAAGGCAACATACGACTCCGCTACATATAAGGGAAAATCACTTGATTGGTATAGAAGAAATATTAAAGCTGATGGCACTGGTGATGAATGGAGAAGAAAAATACCCAGTGTTGAAATTGATCACTCTGAAGGAGTTAGAGGAAAACCTTTTACAAATCTCAGACTTTTAGATAGAGACGTAAATAGTTTAGCAGGCAGTCTTTTTAGGTCTTATAATGTGGGCAACATTAACAAAAAACAATATGACGACGCTTTAAATAAAATTGGATATTTTGATGAATATAAAGGAGTTAATCAGTTTATAAATAATTCTATAAAAGAACTAGAAACTGATTCTGTAAAGATACCAAAAAAATTACCTGGTAAAGGAAGAGTTATTGATCTAGCGGGCAGCATTTTTGGTGTAGGTTTAGGTGGCACGGGAGCGGCCATAGCAGCCGATGGCACAGAAGCGACAAGCGTGTTACCAACTGCAGCAGGAGCAGGCACAGGAGTGGCGGCTGTTGGAACAAAAACAGGTAGAGATATTTTAGGAAAAGCTTTTAGAACTTTAGGAACACCTCTTGCTGGTGTAGGTTTTGCAGGAACCAATGTTTATAGTAAAATGAAAGAGGGTCAAAGTTTAGCTGACGCTGTAGTAGATCCCATAACTGGTTTAGAATTATCTTTTCCTGGTTTGTTTAAAGAAAATATTTCTAAAATTACAAAAAGCCCAACACTTCAAAAAATATTAGGGTTAGGTAGATTTGGTAGAGCGTTAACACCCGTAGGACTAGGTTTAGCAACACTTGGACAAGCACAAGAATTTTACAATCAGTATCAAGATTTACAAAGAATGAAAGAACAAAATCCTAGAGCTTACTCAGAGTTTATGGAGTCGAGGCAAACGCCAGCATTAAGTGCTGCAGAACAAACAGCTGTTGAAGATATGGGTAGGTCTGGTGCAGCAGGTGGCGGTATAATGAAAATGGCTGGTAAACCATCAGGCCCACCACCAGAATCAGGGCCTATACCACAAGGCTTGGATTTTTTATTAAATCGTGGTAGAAAACGATAGGAGTTTAAATGGCAGATATAGATAAAGGACTTCCCAACACTCGTACTCAAATTAAAGTTCCGGGAGAAGAGGTCGAGATAAAGGAAGAAATCAAAGAAAAAGGTCCTGTTGAAATTGTACCTGAAGAAGATGGTGGTGCAACGATTGACTTTGAACCAAGTGCGGTAAACGTACCTGGTACAGATTCTCATTTTGATAATCTTGCAGATATTTTACCTGCAGATATTTTAGACCCATTAGGATCTGAATTAAAAAATAATTACATAGATTATAAAATGTCTAGAAAAGAGTGGGAGAAATCTTACACAACTGGTCTAGATCTTTTAGGATTTAAATACGAAAATAGAACAGAGCCTTTCCAAGGTGCTTCGGGAGCCACGCACCCTGTGCTAGCAGAAGCTGTTACGCAGTTCCAAGCAACAGCATACAAAGAATTATTACCAAGTGATGGTCCAGTAAGAACGCAGATCTTAGGAGTTAAAACACCACAAAAAGATCAACAAGCACACAGAGTAAAAGACTTCATGAATTATTTAATCATGGATCAAATGAAAGAATACGAGCCAGAGTTTGATTCTATGTTATTTCATTTACCACTAGCTGGTTCTACATTTAAAAAAGTTTATTATGATGATCTATTAGGCAGAGCAGTTTCTAAATTTGTACCTGCAGATGATTTAATCGTACCATACACAGCAAACAGTTTAGCAGAAGCAGAAGCTATTATTCACGTTGTAAAAATATCTGAGAATGATTTAAGAAAACAACAAGTAGCAGGTTTTTATTCTGATGTAGAGTTAACACCACCAGGTATGACTGTTAATGATGAAGTTTCAAAAAAAGAAAAAGAATTAGAGGGCACTAAAAAATCTGGAAAACAAATTCCTATGTATACTTTGTTAGAGTGTCATGTGGATCTAGATTTAGAGGGCTTTGAAGATATTGGTCCAGAAGGGAAACCTACTGGTATCAAGCTACCTTACATCGTAACTGTTGAAGAAGGTAGCGGAACGGTTCTTTCTATCAGAAGGAACTATGCACCCAATGATCCAAAAAAACAAAGAGTACAATACTTTGTCCACTTTAAATTTCTGCCAGGACTAGGTTTTTACGGATTTGGATTAATACATATGATTGGCGGATTGAGTAGAACTGCAACAGTAGCTCTCCGCCAATTATTAGATGCAGGGACTTTATCAAACTTACCCGCAGGATTTAAACAAAGAGGTGTAAGAGTTAGGGACGAGGCAGCTCCGATACAACCAGGTGAATTTAAAGATGTTGATGCACCAGGTGGTAATTTAAGAGAAGCTTTCTTCCCTCTACCATACAAAGAACCATCTGCAACATTACTACAACTGATGGGTATTGTTGTACAAGCTGGTCAAAGATTCGCGGCCATATCTGAACTACAAATTGGTGAAGGCACACAGAACGCAGCTGTAGGCACGACGATCGCTCTTTTAGAGAGAGGATCTAAAGTGATGTCAGCGATACACAAAAGATTGTATAGCTCTATGAGACAAGAGTTTAAATTATTATCAAAAATTATTTCTACATATTTACCACCAGAATATCCGTACGATGTTGTTGGCGGTGCCAGAGTTATTAAACAAACAGACTTTGATGAGAGAATCGATATTCTGCCAGTTGCAGATCCCAATATATTTTCTATGTCGCAAAGAATTACATTAGCTCAAACTCAATTACAATTAGCTACATCAAATCCACAGATACATAATTTGTATCAAGCGTATAGAACTATGTACGAAGCGATTGGTGTAAAAAATATTGATGGTATTTTACCACCACCAGCACCTGTTCAACCGATGGATCCAAGTATGGAGCACATTATGGCCATGTCAGGTAAACCTTTTCAAGCTTTTCCTGGTCAAGATCACAGAGCACATATTACATCACACTTAAATTTTATGTCTACGAACATGGTTAGAAATAATCCTGCTGTTATGGCTGCGATACAAAAAAATATTTTAGAACATATTAGTTTAATGGCTCAAGAACAGATTCAATTAGAGTTTAGAGAGCAGTTAATGCAAATTCAAATGATGCAACAACAAGCTCCAGTTAATCCACAAGTGGCTCAACAGCTACAAGTGCTAACTCAACAGATAGAATCTAGAAAAGCAGTGTTGATTGCAGAGATGACTGAAGACTTTATGAGAGAAGAGAAGAAAATTACATCACAATTTGACTCTGATCCTCTATTAAAACTAAAAGCTAGAGAAGTTGATTTGAAAGCTATGGAAAATGAACGTAAAAAACAGTCTGATCAAGAGAAAAACAATCTTGCAAGAGCAAAATTAATGCAAGCTAAAGACATTTCTGAAGAAAAAATGGATTTAAACGAAAAATTAGCTAAATTAAGAGCTGGAGTAAGCCTTGCAAAGGCCGATAAACCAGGTATAACTGCAATAGAGGTAGAAGAATAATGCCACTAAACGAAAAAGGCCGTAAAATCATGAAATCCATGAAAAAACAATACGGCAAAAAACGTGGCGAAACAGTTTTTTACGCATCTAAGAACAAAGGTGTGATAAAAGGTGTAGAAAAGAAAAAAACAAGGAGTAAAAATGCAAAAACTAGATAAAATTAAAGTTGGCACAGTTCCAGAACAGCAAGTTGAGGTAGATCCTAGATCTAAAACAACAGCTGATCAAGCTTTCAACTATATTGGCACAGGAAAACCTGAAATGCCAGTTAGAGGACAGAACAGAATGCTAGCTGAGAAAAAAAGAAACTCAAAGGCGTACTAATGGCTTGGTTCAGTTTAGCAAAAATTGCTTTGCAAGCTGGAAGTAAGATATATGCCAATCGTCAAAAGACAAAAATGGCTATGTCAGACGCACAGCTTATGCATGCCGAGAAAATGGCCCGAGGTGAGGAGGCTTACCAGGGTAAATTACTTGAAGCGAGGCAAAACGACTACAAGGATGAATTTGTTCTCGTAATTATTTCGGCCCCCATCATTGTGTTAATGTGGGCAGTGATGTCAGACGACCCAGCAGCTATGGAAAAAGTTAAATTATTCTTTGAATATTTTCAATCGCTCCCTAGTTGGTTCACAAATCTTTGGATACTTGTAGTTGCGTCGATTTTTGGTATAAAGGGTACACAAGTATTTAGAAACGGAGGTAAAAAATAATGAGAGATGATTATTTTAAAAAAATAATGAGAATAGATGGTATAAGTAGTATGCCTGGAAGTCAGATCAAACCAAATAGGTTTGTAAAGGCTCAAAAAGAAACAAAAACGCCGAGTGTTATAAGACCTAAACCTACAGATAGTTCTGGTCAACCTTTTAAACCAACACCAATGGGTAAAAAAGCCGGTGGTAGAATAGGTTTTCAAAAAGGTTCAGGTAGAACTGGAGTAGGGGCTATGGATGTTAAATCTAAAATATCACTAGCTAAGAAGAAAAAGAAAAATAAAAAAAGTGATTTTGGAATGCTATCAGTAAAAGCAGGAATAGATAAAAATCCCAATCCTACTCATGCAGACAGAATTGCTGCAGGTAAAATGAAAAACAAGAAAAAAGTGATCGGATAATGGGTAAAGGTTTATACGCAAACATACACGCAAAAAGAAAGCGTGGTGAAAAGATGCGAAAAAAAGGTGCAAAGGGTGCACCAAAAGCATCTGACTTTAAACGAGCAAAACAAACAGCGAGAGCATAATGACTAAACTTTGTCCAAGAGGAAAAGCAGCAGCGAAAAGAAAATTTAAAGTGTATCCGTCAGCATATGCTAATGCCTACGCATCTAAAATCTGTGCAGGTAAAATTAAAGATCCATCTGGAGTAAAAAGAAAAGATTTCAGAGGACCTAAACCAAGTAAAGCTATGGGTGGTAGAATATACAAAGCTGGTGGCGGAGTTGCAGAAGCAGCTGAAAAATTAAGAAGACAAGGTTTAAGAGGTGGCGGTCTTTGTGTCAAAGGGATGAACAGAGAAGCCGTCGGAAAAAATTCATAGTACAATGGCTAAAGAAGGTCTAAAAACATGGTTCAAGCAACAATGGGTAGATATTGGAAGCAAGCGAAAAGATGGATCGTTTGCAAAATGTGGCCGTTCAAAACAAAAGAAGGACGCCAAACGGAAGTACCCAAAATGCGTGCCACTTGCCAAAGCCACACGGATGAGCGACTCGCAAAGGGCGAGTGCTGTCAGACGAAAAAGAGCGGCAGGTAACACAGGGCCTAAACCTACAAACGTAAAAACATTTGCAAGAAAAAAAGCCATGATGGGTGGATTCATGGGTAGAAGAATGGGTATTAGATAATGAAAAATAATAAAATGTCTCCAACAAGTGATAAAAAAAATCCTAAAATGAATAATATGATGAAACAAGCTCAAAAAAATTATATAGGTAGTTATATCTCTGGAAGTTTAGGTGGAGTAAAAGTATCTAACAAAAGTTATAAAAAATATTATGGAAAAAAGGTGATGGCATGAGTAGAAATGATTTTGGATTAAGGTTTGGTGAACCTAAACAATATTTTGGAAATGTACCCGATGGCAGGCAAGCTATGGCCAATGGTGGTTCAGCCAAAGGTAAAATGCCAGCAAGAAATAAAAAGAACTTTAGACCTACAAAGTCTGGAGCAGGCATGACTAAAGCCGGGGTCAAAGCCTATAGAAGAATGAATCCCGGTTCTAAACTAAAAACAGCCGTGACTGGAAAAGTGAAGCCAGGATCAAAAGCTGCCAAACGCAGAAAATCTTTCTGTGCAAGATCACTAGGACAAATGAAGAAATTCCCTAAAGCAGCAAAAGATCCAAACTCACGTCTACGTCAGGCAAGAAGGAGATGGAAATGTTAAAAAAGAAAAAAACAATTAAAAAAGTAATTAAAGGTTTAAACAAAGCCTCTAAATTACATGCTGGTCAAGCGAAAGCTTTAAAGGGAGTTATTGGTGCGAAAAAAAAGAGATCCTAAAGTAGGAACTGGCAAAAAACCAAAAGGCTCAGATAGAAGACTGTACACGGATGAAAATCCAAAAGATACAGTTAAAATAAAATTTGCAACACCTGCAGATGCAAGAGCAACTGTTGCAAAGGTAAAAAGAGTAAACAAACCATTTGCACGAAAGATACAAATACTCACAGTCATGGAGCAAAGAGCTAAGGTCATGGGTAAAAACAAAGTCGTGCAGATAGCAAAGAAAGGTAAGGATGCAATTAGAAACCGTAATAAACAAACTACTTAGATACATATCTAGACGTGCAGATGAACTATCTGTTGCTGTAACGTCAGGAGGTATTGACAGTATGGAAAAATATAACTATATAATAGGACAAATAACAGCCCTAGAGGCAACTAAACAGGAACTCTCTAACCTGCTAGAAAATAAGGAGCAACATGGAACAGTCATCGAAATCAATAAAACTACCGAATAAAAAATTGGTAGGTGTCAAAAAAGAAAAAGATTTAACAAAAGAAGATTCACAAAAACTACCACAACCAACTGGTTGGAGGATGTTAGTTTTACCTTTCAAAATGAAAGAGAAAACTAAAGGAGGTCTATACATGGCCGAAACAACCTTAGAGAGACAACAAGTTGCGTCACAGTGTGGTTTAGTTTTAAGAATGGGTCCAGATTGTTACAAGGACAAGGATAGATATCCTGATGGTCCTTGGTGCAAGGAAGGGGAATGGGTAATGTTTGCCCGTTATGCTGGATCAAGAATAAGAATAGAGGGAGGAGAGATACGTCTGCTAAACGATGACGAAGTTTTAGCAACCATCAAGAATCCAGAGGATATCTTGCATGAATATTAATCATAGGAGGAAACTATGCCAAAAGAAGAAAAAACAGTAGATATAGATACATCTGGCGAAGGTGCTGAAATATCTATTGAAGAACAAAAAGACGAATCGGTAGTTGATACCGAGACACCGAAAGAAGAAACAGAAGCCCCTAAAGAAGAACCAGTAGAAACAAAACAAGAAGAAACTAAAGAAGAACCAAAAAAAGAAGATGAAAAACTTGAAGAATACAGTAAGGGTGTTCAGTCTAGAATTGCAAAACTTACACGTAAAATGCGTGAAGCTGAAAGGCAAAGAGATGCAGCTACTGAATATGCAAAATCAGTTGAAGAAAAAAGACAAGCTTTAGCAAAAAAGTTTGATAAGACTGATGAACAGTATATCAAAAAGTTTGAAACGAGTATCACAGCTGGTTTAGAGGCAGCACAAAAAGAACTTGCTGTAGCTATAGAAGCAGGTGATGCTAAAGCACAAGTCGAAGCTAATAAAAGAATTGCTACGCTTGCATTTGAAAATGCAAAACTAGAGCAGAGTAAAGAAGCTAGAACAACAGCTTCTACTGGAGGAGAAATATCAAAACCTTCAGAAGCTCCTAGTCAGCCAACAACACCGGCTGAACCTAGCGATCCAATGGCTGAAGCTTGGGCTTCTAAAAACACATGGTTTGGTAAAGATAGAGCCATGACATACACAGCGTTCGAAATTCATAAGGATTTAGTCGAAAAAGAAGGTTACGACTCCAATTCTGATGAATATTATGCAGAAATCGATAAAAGAATCCGTGTTGACTTTCCGCATAAATTTGCTAAAACAGATAGTAAACAAACGATCGACCCCGTTCAGACGGTGGCTTCAGCGAAAAGAAGTGTAAGACCCGGTCGCAAAACTGTGAAACTCACATCATCACAGGTAGCAATCGCTAAAAAATTAGGTGTGCCACTCGA